ACGGCGGCAATCTGCGGTTCCATGGCCCGCTCCGGGTTTTTCACCAGATCCACGTCGTAGCCCAGCGCCCGGAGCTTCGCGGTGGCCCGTCGATAGTTTGTGAGGCCGGTGAGCTGCACGTCGCCCCGGCCCATGTAACGCGCCCCATCGCCCGGCGTGAGATTGCCGAGCTCGCGTGCCTTGCTCGGTCGCGCGCCCTGAATATCATACATGCGCCGGGCATAGGCCTCGGCCTGCTTGAGGGTCAGCCAATACGCCTCGCGCACCGGCTCCATAGAGCCGTTCGTTTCGAGGAACTTGGTCGCGAGGCCGTAGGCGCAATACGACACGGGCGCGCCCGCCATGCCGAAACCGATGATCGTGTTCTCACACCCAGCGAATTCCTTGGCCGTGATGACCGGACCGAGCATGTCGTTGCTGCGCAGGAAATCGTAGAACTTGCCCGCGTCGGTGAAAAACGCGGAGCTGTCGGCCGGGCGCGCCATGCCAGCCGCCAGCGCGGGGCGGTTTGGGGTAGGCTCCGGGGTAGGCTCCGGGGCAGGCTCGGGGGTAAGTTCGGCGGCGCGATATTCTGCCAGCTCGACCGTCACCATGTCCTCGAGCTTGGATAGCAGGGCGCGAATTTGCTCCGCGGCGTCCGGTGAAATCATACCATGCTCCTCGATCGCGGCGCGGCATCCAGCTCCTCGCCCTCTGGTGTGGTGCCGCCAGCCGGGGGCGGGGCCTTGATCGCCTCCGTCGATTTGGCGGCGGTGTAGCCGAGCGCGACTGTCGCGATCGCAGCGTATGCGGCATCGGGAATGTTGCGCAGGAAATCGGTGCTGTTCTTCGCCATGGCAGCCCCGGCCGCCGGATCGAAATAGCTCACCACCCCTACCGCGAACGCGCCGAGCGCAGGGATCGCGATCATCATATTCACACCGAGCGGCCGCGTGACTTTCACGAATTGCTCGATCCAGGGCGGTAGCTGGCCGTGTGAAAGGTCGAGCTTCGAGAACATTGCCATGCCGGGGCCTCCATTCGATCGGTGCGGTATATCGCAATCCGATCGGATGGCCAATCACCGCAAGGTTATGGCTTTTCCGTGCCGAACACTCGCCGGAGCGTGCTTTTGATTTTCTCGCCGATCAGGTCGAAAGCCATGATGCCGGTCGTGCCCAGGCCGATCCCCCAAATCACCGCCATGCCCGGCTCGAGAGGTTTGGTCGCGATAATCGGCAGCTCGCCCGCAATGATGACGAACAACAAGATGCCCAGAACCGCAGTCACGGCCCGGTTCTGCATCGGCGTTATGGTCGAAGGCTCGGCGCCGGGTACATTCGGCTTCACGTAACGCACAAGCAAAAGGCTCAACATACCCAGAGCCGTCGCTGCTACCGGGATATCGATACCGAATGCGCTGATTACGGGAGGCGTGGCCGCAGAGGCAAGCGTGTTAAAAAGCGCGGCTTTGGCCACGGGCGACCCCCTATTTCAGCGTGGCAAGCCCCACGGCGATCACCAGCACTATTGCCACGATGTTCCAGTATTCCGCAATAACTTCGCCGTTAGGGGAGAAACTGAATAGCGCAGCGCGGCGCGGAGGTTTCTCGCTGTCGGCCAATGAACCACGGGCCTCGATCGCGTCGAGCAGTTCGCGAGTTTTTACCCGCTCCTCATCTTCAATGCGGTGTAGCTGCTCCGCCCTTGCAACCAGAAAAAGCGCGAATAGCGCAAAGGGCAGGACACAGCCATCCCCTGTACGGTCGAGCGTCTGCAGCACCGCCATGGTGGAAAGCCGTACCTCTCCGTAGGCCAGAAGCTCGATCACGTCTGGCGCGATCCCGACGATGAATGTTACGAGAACCGAACCGAACGCATAACGATACAGGCTGATATCAATATCGGTGGGCCATAGCCCTGCCCGATATTCAAGCACCATCTGCCAGAGCTTGCGAACCGATAGCGTCACAATCGAGAACATGGAGAAAAGAGCTAGGCTGTAAGCCATCCAGCTGCCTTGATAGCGAGGCGGCATGTAGGCCGAACGACGCTCTTGCCGATATTGAATAAAATCGCCGATCAAGTCGGGGTAGATCAAAACGATCAGGGCGCAGCCCGCTATTGCAAAAGCGAGGCCAATCATCCTCCAATTCGCGAACATGCGAAGCGTGGCCAGCAGCGATGCTTTGGAATTGTCGGGCATGTGGTTTCCATTCCGATCCGAAACGAGTGATGCCCCCTATCGCACAACCATGCAAAACCCGCCAGAGCCAGCCGGGCCGAGGCGTGAGGATATCGCGACCGTTTTCTGTTTGGTTTTACGCGCGCAGTGCCGCGATGCGTGTCAGGTGAGACTTTCGATCGCCAAACTGCGATTATAGAGCGGGCCGCGAATGTTGGTGCTCTGGTTCGAAACGAGGGTTCCGTAAAGAATTCGATCGTGGAGATAGGAGCCGCTTTTGCTGTTCGGCACCACGAGCACCGGATCGGTCAGCCCGACGCGCCAGCCGAGCTCGCGATAGAGCGTTTCGTGCTGCGCTTCATCAAGAGCGCCGAGGTCGAATTCAACCTTGCGCATGCGGGCGCCAAAGGTGCGATGCGGCGTAGCGAAGCGGTTGCGCTCGATCGTGCCCAGATCCAGCACTGCGTCCGTGTCGCCGACGGCTACGTTCTTCGAGACCCTTGCCCTGCCCATTACAAGGTGTTCCATGTGCAACACTCCCCCGGGGCACTCCGCATTGATGTAGATTGCCCAGAAGGGATGGGCCTGCGGTTCATTAAGTCGGATTAATCCATGATAGCCCGGCCGCGCAGGTAGATTTGGAGAAGCTCGAAAGTTCACATTTGCCACCGCCGCCGATTGAGCGGACAAGCGGGCGGCATCGAACGTAGCGCCCGCTCCAACATGACAGCTCGATGCCTCGGGAAGGTTGGACATGAGCAGGGCAATAGTGTCGATCGGCTCGGGAGCTACCCTCATACCGATAAAGTGCTGTTCGTTCGCAAATGAACGCCAGGCTACGGGAGCGTCGAAACCGAGATTAGCGGCCGGATATCCTGCGAGCGCACTGTTGGAATTCCATTCCAGCACCGGCGTCGGGGTTACGATGAGGGCAGGGGCGTGCGTGATGGCAACCGGCGACGTGTTGCGATCCGCGGCGGGCAAAGTGCGAAACGCGGCCGTCGGCGACCAAGGCCCTTCGACGCCGTTATCCACCACGCGGGCTTGGGCGTAATACGTCGTGTCCGCATTGAAACGCTGGAACGTCGTTTGGGCGAGCGGCTGGTTTCTGATGATGGGGCAGACGCAATTCTCCCAAGTCGGGAAAATTGAAAATTGAATATCGATGGACTGCCCCGGTTCCGGGTCGGCATAAGTGGCGCGGATCGAGGTCGCCGTTACGTTATCAATTACGAGGTCCATCGAGCGCTCCTATCGCAGCGCGGGCCGTCTATTCGATGACCTCGACACTGTATCTATCGCCGCCCGCCTCATAGACCCAAGCGCGCGTCCTCGCCACCTTGTCGAGCGAACGCTTCTCATCGAGGATGCGAAAAGCCGGCACCTGGGGGGCAAGAGGAACAGTCGAGCCAAAACCGAAATCTTCGTTGATTTCGATACCTTCGTGCAACGCGCTGATCTGCGAGAGCAAATCGAAGCGTTCGTTAAGCACGAGTTGGGCATCTGCCGGATTGTCGAAAAACATTTCGAGCTCACCGGTGGCATCATCCCGCGCGTCGGGGTGATTGTCTCGGATGGCGAGATCCTCACGAGTGAGGGCAACGCCGTCCGAGGTGAATTTTGCAATGTCGGCAGGCGTGGCCGTCATTATTCAGGCGCCGGTTCCGCAGTCGGTTCGGCTGCGGCAGGTGCCGCTTCCGGGTCCATAAAGCGATCAATCGGTTTGGGATCGTCGGCAGCGTCGGGCCAGCTGGTCCCAGCCGGTGCCGAAAAGCCGCGCATCCGGTTCATCGCCTGGTTAATCTTCTGGCCCCGGTCCTGCATCCCATGAAATCCGTTGACCGCTGCGAATTGCGCCATCTGCCCGAGAAGGTCGCGCCCCTCGTTCGAAAGCTCGCCTTTGACGGCGTAAAGCGCTTCGGTCGTGTTCACCAGCCGGTCGACCGGTGAGGGATGGTTGGAGGACTCGAGCAGGTGATCGATAGTGTGCTGGGGCAACGCCGATGCATGGTTCATCATAAACTTCTGCAAATTCGAAAATATCTGCGCGAAAGATTCAACGGGCGGAATCATAGTGCTCTCCTGTGTTCGCCTGGCCTTATATCAATGCCACTGGCGCGCGGATAGCCGCAGCTATGCGCTTAGAAAACTGCGTGTTGGATCGGTGTTCGCGTTTGGGCCGACCGATACGATGGCGCGAAAGTCGATCGCCATGCTGGACGTGCTCGAATTGGTATATGTCTGCACCGCGTCGGCTACGCCCGGCTCACCGGATGCGTAATTTGTAGTCGCAGGATCTCCGAGGTTCACCCAGCCTGCACCGCTATTGTATTGCAGCTGCACCGATGCCGTCCCATTTTGGCTCGCTGTCACGTAGATCGATGCTGTGACGGTATGGCCAGTGTTTCCCGCGACGGCGCGGGTGATGGCCTGGCTGTTGCCGGGCGCAATTTTTATTGTCGACGATGCTCGAGCGTTCGCGAGTTGTTGCGCGGCGTCGCTGTCTAGGTCGATCAGATTATTTGCTGTAGCGCCTTTCCCTTGACCAGCAATCGAGGACGCTACGCCTACCGACGTGATAACCAGCGTTTCGCTCACGATCGTCGTGCCGTCCGCGCGAGTTATCGTGGTTGTGTTGAGCGTGACGCTATTCAGGGTTGCGAGCGCGGCCTGACCCTGAAACGCCGCCGCAGTTCGGTTTTCCGTTTTGTTGGCGTTCACCTCACCCGGGCGCAGCCCTTCGCCACTGTTTCCGTCATCATAAAGCATGTAGGCCATTTTCGGGCGAACATTTGCCGTACCTCCGTTCGCGCCGGAGTCTATGAACATTGCGGGCAGATCATTAAGGTCGCTAAAAAAGTTGGCCGCATTTTTCGTCGCCAGAGCACCTTGTCCGAACACCGACGCCGCAGTTGCGTTTTGCGTGCGGTTGGCCCCTTCGGTTTCAGGAAAATACGTGTCGAGGTTCTTGTTACCGCTATTGTCGAAAACCTCGCCAGATTTCAGATAGCCAGCAGGGAAGAAGGCCGTATTCTGCAAAGCACGCGGGCGGGTCGATTCCACAACATCGCTCCACGATCCTGACGTGGCTATAGCCTTCTGCCCCGTTATGGCCGACGCAATGCCTTGCGAGGTTTTGAAATTGGCGAGCGTGGCGCTAGATCCGCCCGCAGCTTCCAAAAGATGCGGCGATCCGAAGACTAGGTTAGGAAGCGTCGCGAGAATGTCGAAGCCCGATAGAAGCGGAGAACCGTATGCGGCTTGATTGATAGTGGCGAACGCACCCTGCCCCGAGATCGAGGATGCGATACCTTCCGAAGTCTTAAAATTCGGAAGTGTGGCCTGCGCACCGCCGCTCGTTTCTCGCACAAACGTCGATCCGAAATAAACATCGGAGCGAGGGGCCAGCTCGCCGAACCCGGTTAGCAACGCCGATCCGTAGGCTGCGCTCGATACTGTTGCGAAAGTTCCTTGGCCAGCGATGCTCGAAGCGACGCCGAGCGAGGTTTTGAAGTTTTCGAGCGTAACGACACTACCCCCGTCAGTCTCGCGCACCAGGGTCGATCCGAAATAGACGCTTTCCAACGTGGCTAACCCGCCTTGGCCGGTAAAAGCCGCCGCAACGCGGTTCTCGGTAATGTTCGCGCCGAATTCGCCGGGCCTTAGATTTTCCCCGGTCAGCCCATTATCGTAATTGAAATACGCAAGTCGGGGGCGAACATTGGGTGTTCCGGCGTTAGTTGCGCCATCAATAAAAAGCGAAGGGATGCCAGAAAGATCGCCGAAAAAGTCGGCGGCGCTCTTGGATGCCAACGCTCCCTGACCTTGGAAACCCGACGCGATCCCAAGTGCGGTTTTGAATGCATCGATGGTCGCGCCTACCCCTCCAGGCTGCTCGAGCAAGTAGGGCGAACCGAACGCGAGGTTCGGAAGCGTGGCGAGGATATTGAAGCCCGAAAGAAGCGGCGAGCCGTAAGCCAGATCGGAGATCGTGGCGAACGGTCCTTGGCCAAAGAAACCAGCCGAAACATTGCCGGCCGTTGTGTCGGCACCAAGCTCTGCCGGTTTAAGGTTCTCGATCGGTGTGCCGTCGCCATAAACCAGATCGCTCGCTGTCGCGGGCGGCGTCAGGCTTTGCCAATATGCGTTCGCACTGCCGGTCCCGGTGTACGGCGGCGGCGCATTACCAGCCGTCGCGTCATCGGCGATATAGAGCCAGCTGCTCTTGTCGGACAGCCAGACGTAATTTCCGGTGCGATAGGTCGTGGTCGGATTATATAGCCCGCGATCAATGATATCGTCTGCGTAATTCACCTGGTCGAAGGTCAGCGTATTCGCCGGGCGCGCGGCGCGAGCGCGGAGCTTCCAAACCGGCGACACCGGCGCAGCGCTCGACCAGCCGATGACGCGAGGGAGCTGCGAGCCGCTGCGATCGAGCGTAGCGACAGGAGCGCCGCGCGTGCCGCGCGTGACCGTGATGAGACCTTGCGGAGTGACGATCGGCGTCGCGTTACCGCTCGCGGCCAATGCCTCAATCACCGCCTTGCAATCGCGCTGATCCTTGACCCACAGGCTGACAGGGTAGGGCAAGGTGGCATCGAGCGCGTCGAAAGCAGCCTTGTCGATTTTCGCGGCTGGGACGCTCCGGTGGGCCGTCAGAACGCGACGCATGAGAATTCCGAGGCGATCGGCGCCAAACTGTGCGTTGACGCCTATTGGCTTCACAGGCGGCGCTCCCAGCCCCACCAACCCCTCGGCGAAGCAGGTGCCCCATCTGCCAGGCGCAATGCTTTTGTCATCGATCGCTGCAGCCAAAGCGGCGTAGCTCGGATAATCCGCCACCACCGCGCCCATATCGCTCGCTCCTTCCATCAGGCGCGTAATCGCGATCGTGTTGTTGTAGCCGTCGATTGCGCCGATCCAGCGCGTTTTATCGAACCAAACCGGTTCGATGTTCTCTTTCGCGCCGAACCCGGCCGGCCAGAGCGTGCCGCGCATTTCGGGTTCGCCCTCAATCCCGCCGCCACCGCTGAATTCGCGCGTTAGTAGCGGACCCTCCATCAGCGATATCGAGACCGTGCATGTCAGCGATATTGTCATCCCGTCGAGGTCGAGGCGTTGCGCCGTGACCTCACCGGTGAATTCGACAAAGCGTTTCGACCACGCCAGCTCATTGCAGGACCATAGTGTGATCGGTGCGCCGATCCATTTCAGGGCTGTCGGTGCAACCGATGTGCCGAGATTGTCGAGGCCAATTTTGATCGTCATGCGCCCGGCCTGCACCTTGCCGTCGAGGTCGATCGACATGAGCTCGACGGTAATTTGTGGCCGCTCGAGAATGGCAGGCGTCCACGGCTGGCCGTCCATGCCGTAGATTTCGGCGTTGGGCCCGTTGGCGATGCGAATAGGAACGCGGCTCGACGTGTCGAGGCGCCAAGGTTCGATAAGAGAGAGGAGCGGTTTCATGGCCGCAGTCATACCGGAGGACCGCGGCCATGCCCATACGGGTCAGAACACGTTGCGTTCTTGGATCATTCCGCCGCGCGCACCCTCGTTGATCGAAAAACCGGGCAGGGCCCCGATCGAGCTGCCTTGGCCTGCACCACCACCGGTCAGGCCGTCGCGGATCTGGCCGAGCAAATCCGCCAGGATATCGGTCTGATTATCGATCGAATTCCCGACGCCCTTATACTGATCGAGCAGCGCTTTGACCGTGCTGTCGGTTTCGAACGGCGATGCCGGCAAGGTGCTGTTGCCAGCCGCATCGGTGCCGCCCGCCGTCGCATTGTCGCGCGCCTTGCCGAGCAGCTCGTAGAGCATATCGAAATCAGAGAAGAAGCTCTGGTTCGATCCATTGAGGTTCCGGCTCGCGTCCTGAAAATTCTGCGCCGCCGACACGAGTTTATTCTGGTCGACCACCTTGCCCGAATTCACCTCGGCGGCGAGCTCCTGCAAAGTGTCCTGCGCATTCTCGTAGACCGTGCGCTTGTTGAGCGGCGAGCTGCTTGAGCTCGTCATGCTCTCCATGAAATCGGAGATTGCGCTCACCGCGTTCTGCGTCGCGGATTCGATCGCATCGGCACGCTCGAGGTCGTAGAGCTGCGCAGCCTCGGCGAATTGCTCCGCCGTGGCGCCGCCTTCCTTGAGATAGCTGATGAGCTTCGAGAATTCGCTGTTGAGCTCTTGCACGGCGTATCGAACCGGATCGGTCTTGGCGAGCAACCGCTTGGGAATGCTCTCGATCGCCACCACCTTCTCGATCGCTTTCTGCAAGTCTTTCCCCGATCGCAGGATGCGTTGCGAGGCCTGGCTGATGCCCATTATGGCACCATCGCCCACCGCATCGGCGACGGCCGCCGCGATCGCCGCCTCGGCATCTTCGCCGAAGTCCTGCAGCCCGATCGCCGAGCTGCCTTTGAAATTGAGCTTGTTGCCTGCATATCCCGTGGTCGAGACGCGGTAATTACCCTTGTATTGGCCGATCGAGGTCCGGAACGATCCGACGGTTCCGCCTACCGCGTCAGCGATTTGAGCGAGCTGCGACAGAACGGAGTCGCCCAGGCCGCCAGCCGTCTTGCGATAATCACCATCGTTGCCCGCCACGCTCACGCCGTCGGGCCCGGTCAGCAGCGCGGTGCCGTACTTCTTTTTCTTGAGGAGGCCGCCGATCGTGCCGCCGATGAGCCCGCCGATGATTTGGCCGCCGGGGATGGGCAGGAAGCTTCCGATCGCACCACCGATCCCCGCACCGGTGCTTGATTGCTGGATGCCGAGCAGCCCGCCAACCGCGCCCGATGCAGCCATACCGACGCCCGCGCCCTCGAGCGCGTCGCCGAACGATTTCCCGATGCCTTTGAAAAACGTAGTGCCGAGCGCCTTGTCGAGGTTCTCTCCGACCGCTTCGCCGATCGCCTTGAATCCAACGTCGGCATTCGGCGTCGTCGTGCGCTGCGGAACGCTGGATTTCTTGGTCCGGCTGCCGCTCACCACGATTACCGGATTGCCGTTCTCATCCAGCTCGGCACCGGCACCAGATCCGCCGTTGGCGGTTCCGAACACCTCATCGAACGCCTTGTTGAAAGCTGAATTTCCGCTCTGGTCGTTCCCGCCCTGGATATCGCCAGCCGCGCCAAGCGCAGCGGCGCCCAGCTCACGGATCGCTTCGGCAGTCGTTCGGCTATCGGTCGATAGCGTTTCGAATTCGCTGCCGGTGTCCTTCGCGTGCTTGGCGAGGAATTCGTATGCCGCATCGACACCGGTTTTCTGGCCGCCGACCAGATCCTTGAGCTTCTGCTCCGCTCCGGCAAACAGCGTTTCAGTGATCCGGCGGGCGTAAATCTGCCGCACCTGGTTCGATAGGCCCTTGAAGAATTCCTTGCCGGCCGCCGGGCCTTTCTCCGGAAGGTCCATCAGGAATTGTTCGGTCAGCTCTTTCGTGCGCTGCACACTCGAAAGAATTGGCTCCATCAGCGCTTGGCGATCGGCCAGAAGGCCGTTGATCCGCTCCTGCTCCATCGCCTGATCCACGAGCGTCTCGAATTCGTCTTGCGACAGCGCGCCCATGCGATCCTGTATCGACAGGGCGCGCTCGAGCGCATCGGCCACAATGTCGTACCCCTGCAGGCGCAAGCTCGACACTTCGGCGAAGCGCTCCGCCTCATCAGCCGCGTCGCGGAGCGGCTGGCGCACGCCTTCCAGAATTCGCCGCTGATCCTCGGCGGCTTGCTCCGCGCTGTAGATCACAAGTTCCCCGTCGGTGTTCTCGATCAGGGAGTCGACCATGCCCCAGAGCTTATCGATTTGCTGCGCGGCTTTGGTCAGCGCCTTGGGCTGGTCGAGATACTCATCGAGGATGCCACGCCGTGTTTCGCCCTGTTTCTCGGCGAGCTTCTGCATTTCGCGGGTGTCGCGGATCATCTGCGCCACAGCCTTCGACGTATTCACCGCAGCGGCGTCGGTCGCCTCAATCTCTGCGTCGTACGTTTCGAGGAGCTTGATGCGCTCGGCGTAGAATGCGGCCTGGGTCAGCTGTGGCTTGCGCTGCTCTAGGTCGAGCAGGCCAGCCGCGAGGCGGGATTGCGCCAGCTCCTTGTTGTCGCGGATCTCTTGCCGTGCCGCCGCCGCCCTCTCACGAGCGCTTGCGGTGCGGGCCTTCGCCGCGGCGCGTGCACCCTCTACCTCCGCGTTGTAGGCTCGCTCGATTTCAGCGACGCGCGTGCGATACTCTTCGGCTTTCGCGCCAGGCACCTTGCCATTGGCAACGCCGAGCTCTTCGTTGAGCTGCCGCAGCGCTTCCTTCCGTCGAACGCCCGCGGCCTTAATCGCGCTGGTGCCGCTATCGAGAGCATCCGCAGCGGCTTGCGTGCGCAGGCTCGCGGCACTTACCGGCGCTTGAGGGTTGGCGCGCTCCTCGGCATTGCGGCGCTGCGCCTCCTGAATTTCCTTCTCGATTTCCTGCTGATCTTCGAGCGCCTCGCGCAGCGCATCATTCGTCAGCTGGTAGGCGATCGCGCTATTATCGAAGCCGGAACGGGTCGTGTCGGGACCGACCTTGAACAAGCCGAGGTCGAGCGGTCCCTTGAAAAGCTCCGGGCGCCGCTTGGCAAACTTCTGCAGCTCGCTATTGAGCTTGCCGACATTGGCAGTGCCCTTTTCGACCGCATCGGCCCACTTGAGCAGCGCATCACGATCCCCGCCGGGGCCCGCCATAAACGCGACCTGGCGAATACGGCCGGCATATTCCTCGCGGTTCTCGCCCGCCTTTTCCTTCGCTTCGGCCACGGCCTTGCGCCCCATGGCGCGCGCGATTTCGTAATAGCTCTGGGCGAGCTGGTGATTGGCGCCGGCCAGACCGATCGCTTTTTTCGCTGCATCCACCGTCTCGGCCGAGAACGATTCAAGCGTCCGCTCCGCCGCGCTGGTCTGCGATGCCATCGCGATGATCGCAGAGGTGGCGATGCCGATTGCGATGCCGAGCGGATTGACGGCGCTCCACGCATTACGCAGCGCGGTGCGGAAGATCCCCATGCGGCCCTCCGCTACGCGGGTGGCGCGGCTCAATCTGGTCTTTGCCACCTCTAGGCGTCGCTCTGCGGCGGCAAGAGAGTCTGCCGTCGCCACACCCTGCCGGTTCGCGTTGTTGAGCGCTTGCTGCGCCGCGACCTGTTCTCGCAAAGCCGCCTTGATTTGTGCGCTGTTTGCGGTGGGATCGGATCGCGTCCTGCGTGTATCACTCTCTGCGGCGCGACGGCGGCGCTCTAGAAGCGCAATTTCCTCGCGAAGCTCGGCTTGCTGCGCATTCATTCCGGCGATTGCGCGCTGGGTAAAGGCAACTTGAGCCTTCGATTCAGCGACACGGTTTTGCGCCATAGATCGCATTTGCTTATTGAGTTCGACGCTTCGCGCTATGCTTGCCTGCAAGCCTTGCGCAAAACCCGCCAGTTTGATCGAGGCAAACCCCACACCGACGCCCACCGCGCCAGCCGCCAGCACGTCCATTACGCTCGCCAGCGAGCCGAACAGCTGGCCGAGGCGGCTGGTCAAACCGATCGCCTCATCGAACCGGCCGATCATCAGTGTGAAGCTATTGCCGACTTCGGTAAGGCCCTGCCCCAAGGTTTTCGGCATCCGTTCGAACCGGGCGTCGACTTCGCGCGCTGAATTTTCGAGGGCTTGCACCACCACCTCGCCGGTGAGCTTGCCCTCTGCCGCGATTTCGCGAAGCGAGCCGATCGTGGTCGTTTCAAACCCTTCGATCTCGCGCGCGCCCTTGGCGATCATCTGGCCCAGCACGTTCGCGTTCTCGAGCACGGAGCGCAATTCTTCGCCGCCGAGCCGATCGGATGCGAGCGCCTGACCAAACTGATAGATGGCTGCGCCCTGGCTGGTCCGCTCACCACCCGACAGCACGGCAGACTTGATGACGGTTTCGGCGAGCTTGGCCGCCCGCTCTTGGCTGACATTGAGCTGGTCCGCGGCCTGGCTGATCTTCACATAGGTTTCGCCCACCGCAGCGAGTTCGCCGCGCGCCCGGCTCGCAATGCCGGCGATGTTGTTCATCGCACGGTTCACGTCCTCCTGCGTGTCGTAGGCACCGCGCAGGCGCGAGGTCAGCTGGCTATACTGATTGCCGACCGAGCCGATGACGAACAGCGATGACGCCACACCGGCGAGGCCCAGCCGAAACCCGGTCAGCTCGGTCAAAGCGGTCGAGAGAGCGGAGACACGGCCGGCCAAGGGACCGAGAGGCCCCTGGACGACATTGAGCGACGTAGAGACGGCAGAGAGGCCGCTGGCGAGCCGTCGGCTTTGCGCGTCGGCCTGCTTCATGGAAGTGCGCTGGCGATCGAAACCGCGCGACACAGTGCGCGTCGAGGCTTCGACTTTGCGGTTCACTTGCTCGATCGCGCGCATCGATGCCGCTTGGCGCGCAAGGCCCGCTGTGTTGCCGATCCCGGTCCCGCCGGTGCCACGGCCCCCGACAAGCCCAGATCCCGCACGGCTGGCCTTCTCCGCGGCGCGAGCGATGTTGTCGTAGCTCTTCGTCGCTATCTGCTCGTAGCGCCGCCACACCTGGTCGACGTTCGACGGCAATTCTGCGTTGATGTAGCTGGTGAAGGTCGAGGCTTTTATCACGTCGCCGGGCTCCTATCTGGCCCGAGTGCTTTACCCCATGCCGCAGCGATCGGCTAGGACGGCAAAAGCTGCTCCATTTCGTAGGCCAGCCGATCGGGCATAGTGCGCGCGACCTTGAACACCACCCGGTCCTTGTTGAAGCGCATCGCGCGTCGCGTGACTTTAATGAGCACGAACGCCACCACCTCTTTCGCCGGTACGCGGGTGCGGACCCGGCCCGGCCCGGCGCGCTTGGCCCGATGCGTTCGGGGATGCAGCGTCACTTTCCGGATCATCAGGAAGGCGAGGTTCGGTTTGACCTGGACGAATTGCAGCTGCCCGATGCGCGTCACCAGGCCGGATTTCTTGTAAAGCTCGGGCGTAATCTTCCGGCGATTGATGGTGCGCGGCACCGCGTTGGTCGGAAATGCCAGCCAGTTCCGCCGCCGGGCGCGGATCGTGGCGCCGCGGGTGTAGCTTTGCAGCGCTTGCCCGGCTCGGCTTTCGTCGCCGCCCTTCACGAATGTCGCGCCGTATGGCGTGCGGGGCTTCTGACCTTTGCGCTGCGAGCTGGTCTGGCCCACTGCTCCGGCCAGCCGGCCGAGGCCTACACCGGTGATCTTGGCTTTCAGCGCTGTGCGCGCGTCTTGGCTCGCGCCATTCGTCGCGCGCTGCGCCGCGGTGTAGAGCGCCTTATTGTGGCGCTTACGATCCGCGGCGAGCTTGGACCTGATAGGGGGAGGGCGGTGAATATGCTTCACGGTGTCGTCTCGCCCTCCTCCTGATCGTAATACCTTCGAATGACGGAGAAGGCCCATATCAGTTTCAACGGCTGGTCGATATGGGCCCTACCGTCGGGGTACGGCGGATTGTCTATTCCTTTTCGGCGCCACCAGAGGCCGAGGACTGTTCGGTGGTTTGGCGTGATCCGCGTGCGCGGGTTCGAGCGGAATTCGATTTCTTGGCCTTCTTCCGTCCAGGGGAAGCGCCAGAGGCCTTCCCGGTCGGGGCTTTCGAACCATTCGTCTGCGGCCCATTCACGGGCCGCGAGCCGTAGTTTCCCACCTCATCCTGCTTGAGCTGATACATGCCGTCGATGCTGACGTAGAGTTCTTCCCAGACGATCCCGCCAATCTCCTCGCGCAGGGCCGTGATGGCCTCCGTGGTGACGATATCGATGCCGTCGGCAATCCCAGGATTGCTCTCGCCCTCGCGCTGCGTCGCAAGGCCTTCCCAGCCGCGCAGGTGCACACGGAGCATCATAATCTGATTCTCGCGATCCCAGCTGGCGCGCTTGGCCATCAGACGACGCAGACGCGCGCTCTTTTCGTAAAGCTGCTCGGTGATGTTCTTCGCCTTGATACGATCGGCCAGGCTGGTGAGCGGCTCGGGCTTCTTGAGCGGCTTGATCTCCTCGTCGGGCTTTTCCATCTGATCGAGCATGCGCTGTGTCTCGCGCTCTGCCCAGATTTCGAGCTGCTGCTCGTGAAGGCCCTGCAGCTGCCAGTGCCTTTCGAGGAAAAGCGCCTGCTCTTCGCCGTCGGCCAGGTGAACGATAGCCTCCTCGAGCGTCGCGGTTCGCACACGGTCCTGCCGCACCTCGATCAGGCCTAGCTCGTAGAGCAGCGAACCGATGAGCTCGCGCTCGACCAGCGTGGGCACTGCGATATGAAATACGGGCTTGATCGGCTTTTCGCCGCGTTCGGCTTCGGGCGCATCGGCCCACTCGGCAAGCTTCTCCTCGTATTGCGTTTCGAGGGTCGGCGGGGTGTAGCTGCGCGGGGCACGCGCGGTCAGAGGAATGTTCGACATAAAAAAGCTCCCTGGGTTGCGGCGGAACCAACAACCCAGGGAGCTTTCGAATTGCGATCAGATCGCGGTCGCTACCACCAAATTGTCAGTGCCAGCGACTTGTCTATACCAGTCGGGAACGCATCGCCAGTGAGGCTTACGAACCCGTTGCGCGAGCCCGGGTTGAGCGGGTTGATGACCACGGCCGGGCAGAGCAGGCCGAACCGGTTGCCGGGGCCCATCCCCCATGTCGACATGACGGGCATCGAATTCTGCGCGTCCTCGCGCGCTTGGAAATCGAAATCGCTGGCATCCATCTGGTTGAGGTCGAGCGACAAGGTGCGCTCGCCAGACATAATTTCGTAGCCGTCGATACCGTCGTCTTGGTTCTGGTTCGAAGGCGCGCCCACCTCCGTACCGGTCTGCCAGGTGATGCCCCCGTGACCGAGCGGCACGCGATCGAGCGCAAACTTGCCGGCCTTCGCAGGCGGGACAGGGATTTGCAGGATGGTGTTTGGCACGCCCGGCGCCGTGTCCTGCGCCACGTCGATGCACTTGCCCTTGAAGCTCGTTTCGATCGAGGGGAAGCCGGCGTTGTATTCGTTGCCCACCGGCGCGTCGAAATTAGCGCTCTGCGGTCGGCAGTCCTGGTAATCGTAGCGCTTGCGATCGCGCCAAACCGAAATCGAGAGCAGCGGCGGCGGCGTGTTCAACGTGCCCAGCACATAGCTCAAGTATTTCGGAATGGTGTAATTCACGCCAGCCGCAGGCGCCGCGCCAAGCGTTTCACCGATCGATGCGAGCTTACCCGCCCCGTCGTAATCAGTGATGAGCGTGGTGCCCTTGATCGCGCCAGTGCCAATCTCGGCCATCTGCAACGGCGCGCCGAGATAGATATCGTCGGTTGCGGGTGCGGCTGCGGCGAGCTTGATCGCAGTATCGGTAGAACCGGCTTCGGTGACGCCATTGATGACCGCGGCGTTGATGATTTCGGCCATACCCATGCTGCGCAGTACGCGGCCCATCGGCCATGCACCTGCGGCCGGCACATCGTCACCGCTCGGCCCGCGCATCGGGAAGTTGAAGCCCACGGTGCCGGTGTTGCCGATCAGGATGCGCGGCGACTGCCACACCGTCCCGGTCTGGGTCGGATCTTCTGCCGTGACCGGATCGCGGGTGTTGGTGACGTTCGCAACGCCAATGATATCGGCGGCGCTTGGCGGTGTGAATACGCCAGGCACGGCCTGAATGGCCACGGCAACGGCGATCACATTCTCACGATGATTCCAGGCCATCGGTTATTCTCCTGCGGGGGTTTCGTCGGCGGCTTCGAGCTCGGCAATCCGGGCATCGATCGCGCTAGTGGCACCCGACCGGGTTTCAGCGGAACGCATTTGGCGCAGCTTGGCCAGATCGGTGATTGTCGGAAGGTCGGCTTTCAGCTCCCGAACGGTCTGCTCGAGCAGCTGCTCGCCCGGCGCGGCAGCAACGGCCGCATCGCTTTTGGGATCGAATACGCGGACCTTCTCGGTGATACCCAGATCCTCGCGCTTGCGCTCGGTTACGGTTTGGTCGGCGCGCAGGGACAGGTCGCGATCGTCGGTATCGTCGAGGCGTGCATCGGCAATGGCCTTGCTGACCGCGCCGTCGTGCTCCGCGTCATCCGACTGCGCCGCGGCGTCGAGGCCGCCGCTCAACGCCTGGAGGTCGAAACTACCAGCCGGGAGCGACACCGCGGCATGGTTCGGGGTGGACTTCTCGCTCATGTCAGATTTTCCTCGGCTGCAAGCAGGATGGACGGATCATTGATCGCCGTGCGATATAGCACAACCACGCGGTGAATAAAGCGCGCCTCATCGGCCTCGCTATCGTCATCGGGCTGCACACCCTCATCGACCACATCGTCACAGACGCCGCGCATGAACATGCCATCGGCCGTCGTGAGCTCCGGGTCTTTCAATATGGTCAATGCGGCGTTGGCAATCATGCCGAGACGATCGAGCCCGGTGGGATCAATCTCGCTGTCCTCGGTCTGCAGCTCCGCGTCGATTTGCAAGTCAACTGACAGATAACAGAGCCGCTCGCTGTGCGTGGCGTAGGCCTCGGTATTCACCTCATCGGCGACCATACGAATCGAGATTGCGGGCTTCTCTTCCGAATTCGCCCAGCGATTGCGGGTGTGCCGCACCGTGATATTCGGAAGCCCCGCACGCCCTTCGAGGTCGTTTGCCGGGTTGCGGAGCATTTCGGCGATCCGCGTCAGGATCTTCGCGCGCGGCGTGCGCGGTACATTCAGCGGGACGGTGACGATATCGTTCATGTCGAGGCCTTCTGCATGTCGATGAGCCAGCGGCGGCCCGCATCGATCGTCACCCAATTCTCCGGCCGCCACAGGGTCGTGTCATCGCCGAGCTGGGGGATGCGGAACCGCATCGACATTTTCGGCACCGGCACAATCGATTTGGCGATTTTGATGCGGGGTTGACCGCTCATCGTGTCGACCGGGGCGTAGCCGATATCCGCCTCACTCCCGGGAGGGAAGGCGAAGGCGGACACTGGCACGAACGTCACGCCGTCCGCAGCGAATTCGAATTCATCGCCCAGGCCGTCGTCGGTGTCGCGATCGAGCCCGTATTCCTCCACGTCATCGGCCCAGCCCATAGCGTGCTCCTCTTATGAAAACGGCCGCCCCGGGATTGCCCCGGGACGGCCGCCGCAACCCCAAGGGCTCCCCTCGGGACTTACGCAGGCTTCGCCTTCTTCGCCGGTGCACGCTTCGCAGCGGGCTTGGTGGCGGGCTTGGCCTCGGTTTCGGTCGCCGGGGGAGCGTCGGCCGTATCGCCGTCACCCGCACCTTCGTCGCCATCGCTGGCGGGCGGCGCATCGGCAGTGTCGGACGTGTCTGCGGTTTCGTCGCGCACCACATCGGCATTCGCCGCCGTGGTGCCGCCGCGATTTTCCGTGCCGCCGACGAACGCCGTGGTGTCGCGGGTGTCCATCCCGCTATTCACGTCGTTCTCGTCCGCATCGGTCTGCGCATTGCGCTTGAGCGTTTCCGCCGCGCCGTCCGCAATCGTCATCGTGCCGTCGCTGGCATCGGCTTCGTCGGTGCCGTCATCGATGATTTTGACGACGCCAGCGTTCTTGAGCTGCTCGGCAACGTCCGCTTCGACCAGGAATTTGTGCGCCGATCGCTGATTGGGCTTCGCCTCGCGAGCCTTGGCGTCGGCTTTCCCGTCGGCATTGGTGAACATGGGCACGGTGCCATTGGTGGTACGAACCGGCGTCGTCGCCGTCTTGATGGCTTGGACCTTTACGAGCTGCTTGGCCATGATGGCTCCCTTTCAATAGGTGGAGGCGATGCGACCGGCTTACGCGCCGGCACGCGCCGACATGAGGGCCTGGGGCGCCTTGGCGAACGGCAGGCGATAGGTGCGAACGTAGATATCGACCCACTCGTTCATGTTCGTCCGGTTGTCCGGAGACACGATCGAGTAAAGCTCGCGACCCAGCGCGCCCATGTCTTCCCAATCCTCGCCCGGTGCGATGAATTCGAAGAACATATCGGCTGCGCCCACCGGGAAAAGTCGAGCTTCGTCCGGTGCGATGGACAGCTCATCGTGGAACAGATCGTCCCAATGTTCCCAGGTGACGCCCGCGAACGAGAATGTCTGGAAAATGGTGCTCTCGTGGAGCTGCTCGACCCGGCCCGCAACCTCGAGGGTCTTGCGATAGTCGGGATGCCGCAGGATCGCATTCTTGAAGTCGATGCCGCAGAAAGCGTGGATGCGCGTGCCGGTGGTGATCCGGCCCTTGAGCGCCTGGCGCATCGGCATCACGATCAGCGTTTCGATCTTTTCGCGCAGCTGACCCTCGGGGGTGTTCGCGATATCGAGCGCGATCTGCGCCGGCTCCGGGATGCCCATTTCGTCGTAGATATTCGAGACGACACGAACGCCGTCCGCATCCATGACCTTCCCTTGGAGCGCGCCGAAGCGGTGATATTCGTTGGTCAGCCGGATGCGGTCGACCATATCGAGCTGACGCTCCGCAACCAGCGCATTCGCGTTATCCAGCCGGATATCAAACGGCAGGGCGGGGTTGAGCAGATCCTTGACCTCGGCGGAGCTGACCCGCTCTCGCAGCGCGGTGCGCGGCGTGTCGATCTGCACCGTGTCCCTGAGCTGACGGCCGGTCAGCGGTTCGGGCGTGCCGCGCTCGCTGGTCGGGACCAGCTCAAGCGTGCGGTCCTTCTTGACGAACGTGACCGTCGTGGTGCGGATCGGCCGCTTGGTGAAATACCCGCGATCTTCGAGGACGGTGGGCACCTGGTCGATATCGCCGACCATATCCGTCATCGTGGTGGCCGCGAAGTCATCGGTGCGGAAAATGTCGAGCGCCAGTTCCATGTGTCTCTTTCCTTGAAATTCGAAACTTGCGGCTATGGCCCGACCGCTCGATTCCCGTGTGTCTTAGTAGCGAACCATCACGCCTTGCGCGGCGAGCTGCGCTTCGGCTGCTTTCTTCTGCGCGTCGGTGATCCCGGCGGGCCAGAACATCTTGTTGCCATTCAGCTCGCAATCGCGGGCCATGACGGACGTGCGAATGTGCGCGGCGGGGTCCAAGACCTCCTCGCGGTGATTGGCGACCGTTGCGGCAGTCTGCGTGCCGTCGGCGGCGCCCGGATTAAGCGGCAGATAGCGGCCCGTTGCCGTCACCTTGCCGAGCACCGTGCCGGGCAGGAGCGTGTCGGCGAGCGCGCTGTCGATAAGCGCCTGCTCGCGCGAACGACGGCCCTGCGCTTCGCTGATGACGTGTTCCTCGTCGCGAACGCTCGTGAAGCTCTTGGTCTTTGCCATCGGTTAGGCGTCCTTCTTCTTCTGGCCACCGCGGCCAGTGTTGACGTTTTGAACCGCCCGCTTACGGCTCTGCGCGGCGCGATCCTCACCCTCGCCGCCCTCGCCCTTCGGCGTGGCGCCGAGATTGTGACGCGGTGTGCTGGCGAGGCGCGAATTGTTGCTGGACTTGGCCTGGCCCTTGAGGATGCGCTTGATCGCATCGGCGCTCATGTCCTCGGCGAGCATGTCGGCCGCGAGAGCAAACTTGCCTTCGGCTTCGGCGCTGGTCAGCACCTCGGCCCAGCGCTTGCGCTCGGCAGTTACACCGTTGTTAAAGGCCGCGCTGGTATCGGTCACGTTTTCGACGCTGTTGACCGTGGCGAGCGATCCTTGACCGACAAAACTTGCGCTCGGCGAGTCGGCGCCTTCGGTGTCGTCGGCTTCCTGGCCTTCGCCATCGCCTTCATCGGCGTTGCCTTCATCGCCGCCGCCCTCGCCATCGGTCTCGGTGCCGTCGGCTTCCTGGCCTTCCAATTCCTGGTCGGTATCGCCCGAAACGAGGCGGCGGAGGTTGGCGAGCGACTGAATTTTCATCGGAAACCTCATCGTTTATCGGGCAATCGCCCTTTGAAGCGCGTCCCAAGCCTGATGCTCGGTTGCGATCTTGTCAACGAAGCCGATGGCCTTGGCGTCGTCGCCCATATACGTGAGAGCTTCGGTTTTGAAAACCCTCGAGCGCGGGATGCCCCGGTTGTCAGCCACGCGCTGCACGAATAGCTCCCTGATCCGGTCGACCTCGGCTTGCACCCGCGCCTCATCGGCAGGCTCGAGCGGCTCGAGAGGGTGGGGCTTCGCCTTGTGCTTTCCCGCCCGGATAATGGTCAGCTCAATGCCCTTCTGCTCGTAGAACGGCCCCTGGTTGGCGTGCATGGTTATGACACCGACGCTACCCACCCCGCCAGTTTCGGGCACGAATACCTTGTCAGCCGCCGATGCCAGGGCATAGGCCGCGCTGTAGGCGTAATCGCCGGCATAGGCGTAGATCGGTTTCTTGCCGCCGTTTCGAACCGACATGGCCGAAATCATATCGACCAGCGGGAACAGGCCCGACACGTCGCCACCCCCGCTATCGAGCGCCATGAAAATACCCTTCACGTCGGGATCTGCTTGCGCCGCGACGAGCTTGGTTTCGATCCCGTCGTAGCCCGTCACCCCGCTGGACGGGTTCAAGCCCCAGCTTTTGGTGAGCGTGCCCTCGATCGGGATATACGCGGCGTTATCCGAGAAATCGAACAGCTTGCGCCGCTTCTCGCGATCGCCGGTCTGCACCTTGGCTTGGCGCTCGCCGTCCTCGGCCAGCGCATCCAACACCTCACGGTCGAGACGGCGCTCCGCACTGCGCGGCGACACGCCGCCGGGATAATGGAAATCGCCGTCTGCGAGGTGGAGGGCGTCGATATCCAGCCGCGAATTCAGTGCGGCCACCATCATCGCGGCGTAGCTCGGTTCGATCGCAAGCGGGCGGTTGAGCATGCGCTGCAGGACATTCGAAAGGTGGTGCGGCTGGCTCATCGGCTACTCTCCTGGCTCTCGCGGTCATCGGCCGCATCGGTTTCGTTGCTGTCGTCGGCATTCGTATTGTCTGCGTCGGTGTCGTCGTCATCCTCGCCGGCATCGCCATCGACCGCGGGCGCCACCCCTTCCTCGACCAGGCCAACGTCGCGCGCATATTCGTGCTCGATCGCTTGCTGATCCAGCGTGTCGCGCCAGTTATTGCCCTGCGATGCGTTTTCCTGCTCGAGCGTGGAAAACCGGCCGCTGACACGAAGGCCAGCCGCCTCGGCTTCCTTCTTCGGATCGACCCAACCCATGCCCGGGCCGGTCCATGTGCACGCGGTGTAAGCCGTCCGCGCATCATCGAAACTAGGGGCGCCGGGGGGCACCTCGAGTAATCCGATATCGAATGCTTCCTCGATCACCGCGTCATAGATGAGCCCGGCGATGTGCGAGGTAAACATGGTCCGCTCCATCGTGACGTTGCGCCACGCATCGATGAGGCTGGCGCGCGTGCTGGAATAATTGGCGCGGCTGTAATCCAACGAGAGCTGTTCGAATGGCATTCCGAGCGCCGATGCGAACGCCCGCAAGAACCCGTTTCGGAACGCATCGCCATCCGGCATTGCGTTGGCCTGGCGCGCCATTTCGATCCTGTCGTTCGGACCCAGCACGGGAATGCGCTGATCGCCAACCTTCAAATCCATCTGCGCATAGTGATCGAGCTTCATGCCGAAGGCCGAATACTCATCCCCGTTCTCATCGCGAGCGGGGGCCAAGTGCTGCGCAACGTCCTGGGGTTCCATGTCGGTGCGAACGTAGGTCGCAAGCAGCGCATTGACCGCGGCGTTCTGCAACGTCACGTCATCCCACTTGTCGAGCATCTTGATGTGGCGGAGCGAGGTCACAAGGCTGGACACGGCCCTCTGCATCCCCGCGCGACGCTTGAAAAACCAATGGAACGCCATCGGGCGGCCCCAATAAGTCTCCCGGTCGACCAGCACCGGCTCGGTGTCGCGAATAATCGCGGTCCCGTCGCTGGG